GAACCTGCAAACGGTAGGCTACCGGAGTAGATGCTGGACGGATTGGCTCAATGGCAACGATTGCAGCATCGTCCAGCAGGTCGGCCATATCAGGGACATAGCCGGTCGCGGCATCAATGACAATGAAGCGGTCACCTACTTGAACGCGCGAGCCGTCAATCAGTCTGTTCTGGATTGGAACCTCTACGCCAACAGGCGAGTATTCCACTACAGTCCGCGAAGTGATGCGGCCAGTGATAGTGTCGAACACATCTGTGACGCGCTGGAATGTCAGCGGCCGGCCAAACTCTGTGAGCAGGTCGGTTGCCACATCTTGCATGTCATCATAAAAGGCCATCAGGCGCGCACCGCGAACAGGCCAGAACGGGCCAGCAACAGATTGATGATTGCCTGTGATTCCCTGTTCTTGTTCACCTTCACGCTACCTGATGGGCCAGCAGCGTATGACACTGACACCGCGCCAGACACTGACTTCTGTGTAACCGGTCCCTGCAATGGCGTAGGGTTGAACGGGTCATCGCCTGCGTTCAATTCGATCAGTGTGGCAAGTTGCGCGTTGATTACCTGGCGCGGGATTTCATCGGATGCCCACGAGTATCCCTCGATGACAGCATCATAGCGAGGCCATGCGAGCGGTTGGTCACGCTCGACAAGAATGCCACGATAACGGGCGCGGAATGATTCCAGATAGTCCGCCGCCTTGATAATCATCACATCAGTGGCGGTAGTATCTGCGAGCGTTACGCCACGAGCGGCAGCGTAAGCAATAGCATCAGCACGGGAGACGTATGTGTTTGCGCCTGTAACAATTGCGCCAGTTTCAACTATCAACGCCATGTCAGCCCCGACTGATTAGAAATTAGATAGAAAAAGGGGGAGCCGAAACTCCCCCCGTTTCATTAGCCGAGCAGCAAAGCGGAGTGTTCTGCCTTGATGTTCTTGACGCCCCATGCCAGAGCAAGCTCGTAGCGAATCTTGCGATAGCCGCCATAGATTGCCAGCTCGAAGGTCAGGCCGGTGCGAGGGTCGGTGATTTCCATCACATCCAGCGCCAGATCGCCTTCCTGCGGACGCTCAGGCATACGGGTAGCCAGAACGATAGCAGAGCGGGCAAAGGCCAGATTGCGAGGGCCAGAAGCCACCACAGTGATGGCGCGAGTTGCAACGCCCTGTGCCTTGCGCAGACCGGGTGCGGCCAGCGTGATGGTATCGCCAGAGGCCGGGTTAGCACCTGCGAAGGTGGCCGATGCGACAACGTACTGGTTGGTATCGTTGGCAAAGGTAATCACGTCACCAGCAGCAACCACGCCAGTACCAGCAGTGGCCAGCGGAATGACAGTCTGGCCGACAGTGAAGGCGGCAGAGGTCGAGGTGGCAGAAGCCATTGCGCCGGCAGTGCCCTGATAAATCTGGGCAGACTCGCGGATATTCACGCCAGAGGCGTTAATCAGCGTTCCCTGTTCAGAAAGCTGGGCGAGGTCGTTGCTACGAGCAGTCTGAATGCCGAACAGCGTGCGCAGCTTCGCGCCAGCAGCGGTATCGACAACCAGTTGCAGGTCAGAGGTAGGAGCGCCGTTGTCCACCAGAATCTTGCGGGCATTCATCGCGCCTTCAAGAGTAGAAGCAAACGGAGTCGTGGTCACAGTGCCGGCAGCGCGGGAGGCGGTAATGGCAAGGTTGCCGAGGTCGGCTTCAATGTCATTTACCAGCGTGCGCATAGCCTGTGCAATCTGGTTCTGGCGGATGTTCAGGTAGCCGACGCCAGAGTTGAGACCGACCTGCTCATTGCCCTGCCAAGAGAACGGCACAGCCTTTGACTTGGTGATCTTGATTTCAGCGTTGCCGATGGTCTGATCGGCTTCAGCAGGAATCGCCATCGCCGGAGTGGTGTCAACCATAGAGTTGCTGGAAGGCACAATCGGCACACGGACGGACTGGTTGACGGCAGCACGATTGGCCTGTGCATCAACGGTAACGGCAGGAATGAAACCGGTCAGCTCGCGCGAGACAACATCAAGCGCGGCATACACATCGGGAATCAGGGAAGTCAGGGTATTGGTAGTCATGGTTCAATGCCTCAATTGGTAATGGTTCCGCCAGACTTGACGTATTCGGACTTGGCCGATGGTGTCATGCTGTCGAATTGGCTACGGGTTACAGTCTTTTTCGCGGCCCCGCCGCCATTTCCACTACCAGAGGCCCCGCCCCCGGCTGCCTTGCTTGCTGCGATGATTGGCGCGAACGCCTGATTAGCAGCAATCTCGGACTTGAGGTCATCAATTGTCAGTGCAGACGGCTTACCATCTGGACCAATGACAACCGTAACAGGCTCGCCGTCGCGGATTTCCATCGACAGACGCGCCTGTATATGTGGCAATAGTACAGCAGCCGAGCCGGGGATTGCAAGTTCAGACGCCAATGTGGTAGCGGTCTGGCCTACAGTCAGTCGCTGAAGCTGCTGCTGGTAATTCTGTTCACGTGTGGTGAAGTCGCCGGTGAGCTTGCCGATCTTATCGTCATAGCTCTTTCGCAGGCTTTCCACGTCGCCATTCTTGGCGAGCAATTCTTGACGTTCCCGCTCAAGCTGCTCCTCCTTTTCCTTTTGCGTGCGCTTGTAGCCTTTCAGCTCATCAAGCAATTCGTTGTTCTTTTTCTTGATGCCTTCAACATCAGGAATGCCGTCTACCTTCAGCCTGAACTTGCCGTCCTTCTCTTCGTACAAGCCGCGCAACGGCTCATCAATGCTATCAAGGGTATCAGCTTCAAGTTTCAACATTACAGTGCCCTCCGGGCGGTTTTAGCGGCACAGCCGCGAATCATAGTCCTGCACGCTCGAAAGCCACTGGCTCAAGGGCGCGCATTTGTTCCAGCGTCAACGGCTCGAAGTTCTTTCCTAGCTGAAGCTCTTGAAATCGTTGGGCAGACAGCCCGCCATCCCGAAGTAACTGACCACGCATTGGCCCTAGCGCTTGGTCTTGGAATGACTCGGGCTGTGTCTTTAGCCATTCGTAATACGACAGGTTAGCCGGCACTTGGCCATCAACAGATGCGCGCGTCTGGCCTTGGCGAAGTGTCTCGCGGATGTATTTGTTGTTGATGACGGGCGTTGTGCTGGACCGGCAGTTGATATGGATTGGCGGTAGCGGTCCTTTTCCTATTGGGAACGTGCGGCCATCGAGTCCCTGGCACTGTGGAGTCGTGCGGCTGTCGAGCGTAGACACCCACTCATATTCCGCCACTATGTCCGAGTTGCTCGCGTAGACCTCACTTCTAGCCACCTGCGCAACGTGCTGAATGGCCGTCTGTACCACGGCCCGAGCATCACGCGCCGTCGCATCAACCACACCATCGGCGTACCGGTTAGCCTTCGTGCCTATGACCTGCTTCAATATCTGCTGATTCGTCTGGCCTTCAAAGTAGCCGACCCTGATAGCATTCTCGACAGAGGTCACTGACTTCGTTGACCAATCCTTGATAAACGATTCCAGCATCACAGCAGACTTGCCAGAGGTCAGCGGGCGCGCATTGGCAGCGGCCAGAACCTGCGCGGCTGTCGGTATGGTTAGCTCTACGCCTTCCACCAGCGCCGTCTGTAGTGCGCGTGATTCAGCGCCAGCAGAATAGTCTGCTAGGTCTTTAAGGTTGCCATTGATCTGCGCGCCTGCGTTTCCGTAGATGGTTAGCAGGTCGTTACGGATGGCGACAAGCTGCGCCTCTGCGCGTGCTGCTGACAGTTCGGTTAGCTCGCCGGATGCCAGTCGCTTGCGGATAACGTCCGCCGCCTCACGGAAGAAGGATTCCAGATTCTTGACGTCCGACGCCTTCAGACGCTCAAGCAGCACCTGCTGCCGAGTGGCCAGCGATACCAGGGCCGTGTTAGCCAAGGTCTACACCGCCTGCGTCCAGTTCCTCAAGAATCTGCTCGACAGTCTTTTCAGCATCGACAAGGCCGATACGTTGCAGGAACCGAACCGCGTCTGCCTTGGGCATGGTGCCGGATTGCCAAGCCGATACGATGGCGGACAACATGGCGGCATCCCATGCAATAACGGAGAGGTCATTAGACAACCGGTACTCACATTTGCCAGTCCCGCCCATGAACATTTGCGCCCATTCAAGCGCCTGCGTATATGCGTCCGACACGTTGTCAGCGCACAATGACACAATGGAATGGCTGACTTCCTGCTCGCCTGCGGACTGGGTTGCTGTTTTCGTGGCCTCGCCTGGCTGTACCAGACGAGCGCCCAGCATGGCCATTGTGGCCACAAGGTCAGATAGTTCCTTCTGGATGGCTGTGTCTGCGGATACTGTGGCGTATTTGTAGTCGCCGCCTTCAGGCAGCAGGAACGGAGCGCGAGAGCCGACTACGATACCTTCCTTTTGCAGGAAGTCGCGCCATTCCTCAGTAAGCCCACTGATTACAGGCTGCGGCTGGCCGGCGTAGTACAGCGCATTGTACCAGTCCGCCCCGAGCTGATAGTGCTTGCGATTCACGCACGCGAGGTCGAACAGAGGCGCGGCATCAATGCTGCTGTCGTTATTCAGTGAGCCGATGAAGGTAAACGGGATGAACGTCCACGGCTGGCCATTCGACTGCAATGGCATGGACTCGCTGACAGTCTCCCACTCCTTCGTTTTCTCATTCATGCGCCAGAGCCGGGCAACGTAGACACCATTGTCCAGTGACAGTTCACGCAACTGCTTGACCGTCTTGGTCTCGAATCCGTCTGTAGCGTCAGCCTCCTCGGTCAACACTACCTTTGATAGCAGCGACTTACCGCCCTGCCGAGTGTGTTGCCAGTTGATAACGTCGTCTGCGTCATAGTGGCACAGATTCGCCCTGATACGGCCAGACTGCATGTCAGCGACGGAGACAGCGCCATCAGTCTGCGGAAAGTCCACCAGCAAGCCACATCGGCCAGCGGTAAGCGTGTCTTCCATTGCTTTCTGTGACTGCTGATAGATTGACAGACCGTTGCCATCGCAATCGGTCGCCATGTACGCAAGGTTAGCAGGCACTGACAGCTTAGGATTCTTGCGGAATACGGAACCGATGAGACTGGCGCGGGTACGGCCGACAACATTGACGTACAGGGCGCGCTGCAAGTACCGCTGATAGATGCTTTCCAGTTCCTGCTTAGTCTCGCCAGTGGCGACAACAGGGTCAGGCAGCAACAGCTTGCCGGCTTTCTTAACCTCTGCCTCGCCTTCGCACAGGGTGTCGACCATCTCCCAACCTGGGAGCGACTCTTGGTAGTCGCTGCGCTGAAAATCGACTGACATTAGTACGCCCTCTTGAGAGACAAGCTCATCGGTGTAGCTGGTTTGACTACCGGCATCTCGAACACAATCGGATATCCTGTGGCGTCATTCTGGTGATCGAATCCGCCAGACTTGTCCGGCTCGCCGTTTTTATCGTATGCCTGCTGCTCAAGGCATGATACTACATCCGGGCACATCCGGTCATTAACCCACATCTTACCATTAGTCAACGCAGTATTCACAGCCAGAATGCGGTCTTTGACTCTCGGGTTGCTGGCATTCACTTTGACTGTGAATCCTGCCTGTTTCAGCAATGATATGTCCGACTCGCTTGCATTGACCGTCTTTCGGCTATTCCCGCTGGCGTCCGGGTAAATAGTCAGCTTATGGCCTGCGTACCGTTCCTTGAGTATCTGGCACAGTGCAGGCGTGTCATAGACTCCGGTTAGCTGATCGACAGCGTGCCAGCCATTAGGCCGGCGAGCGTAGACGGTCGATGCCATCGCGCCCACGTTGAAGTCCTGACCGATGTAGAGTGGCTCGTCTGGCCGGATAGTCTCTGTTGACCGGCAGCGCTCGCGGTCGTAGGCGTTGTAGACGGTCCCTGTGGTCAGGTTGACGAAGCGACCCTCAATGTACGCCTCTACCAGTTCGGCAGGGTAGGATTCCCGCAGGCTGTCAATGTAGTCAGCCGGCAGGAATGGATTACTGTATGACGGAGCCTGAACCATCCCGTAGCTGTCTGTTCGCTTGGCTACCCATCGCTCATGGCAGAATCGGAAGCCTTCAGGGGTTGTATATGCGCTGGCCCTGTTGAACGGATCAGTAACCCCCACTGGCGTCTGTCGGTTACGGGCAATAACCTGATTCCAGGCATGACGGGCATGTTCTTTCTGTAGGGTGTCTAGCTCGTCACAGTGAGCCTTGTATGTCTCATAACCGACGATGCGCTCTGGGTTGTCGAGCGTTCGCAAGATGAAGTCCCCGAACCTAGGGGCGCTGGTATAGATGACGTTCTCACTCTTGTTGTACGTGTGCCGAATGCCGTGCTCTGTCAGCTTTGATGTGATGCGAGGCGCCGTGATGAGTCGTACTAGGTCGTAGGTCGGTGCATACAGCCCAATAAGCGTGTCGCTCGACTCGCAAGCGTCAATCATGGCTGCATTCGCCATCGCCTCAGACTTGCCTGCCCCGAACCCTGCACAGAACAGCCGGTACTTGTGCGGAAGCTGAAGAAACCGCGCCTGCGGGTCAGTCAGCCGGACTTTGAGGGTTCGCACTGATTACTTCTATCTGGATCTTGCCGATGGGCTGGTCGCCAATGGTCGTCACTTCTGCTTTCACTTCAGCCGGCAGCAGCTTCGTCCACAGCTTGTAGAACTCGGTCGGTTCTGACTTCGCCCATTCAATCAGGGATTTAGTCCCGCCCATGCCTTCAAACGCCTCTTGCAAGGCTTCTTTGACGGCTTTGGTTGACTTGTTCGGAACGCCCTTCTGTCGGCCTATGCCTCTAGCGCCGTTGCGCTTTGGCTCCGCACTTTCCCCCACTTTGCGGGATTCTTCACTCACTTGTCAGCCCCTAGCCGTCAAGATGCCGGCTCAGCCGGCGATGTGTGTAGATTAACTGTTACAGTCTGCGGTGTAAAGGTCAGAAGTTTACCTTCAGGCCAATCTCAAGGTTATTCGTTGCGCAGGCTGCGGACGTACCGATTGACAGGTACTGCCATGCATCGCGCCACTTATGCGGGAGAGCGTAGCTTATGGCGGCATGAGCTACAGCGCCGATCAGCATCCGCTCTGTTACCTGCTCTGGCGTTGGGTTGTAGCCGATGAGCGGATTGATCTCTGTATACCGCTGATAGCCTAATTGCTCGTTCTGCTTGGCTAGGTCTAGTGTCGTTCCCATATCAACGATGTTGATGGCCTGCCAGACCACTTCGCGGACTGTATCCTGGGTGCGCCATTCGTTGGCGTTGGCTGTGGTGGCGAGTAGGAAAGCCAGCGCGACTATAATCCGTTCCATGGTGTCACCTCATAGAATTAGGGGTGAGCGGCACACGGGTTACTGCCGTGGCTCAGTAGAGCGGGCCGGGATGGCCCGAAGAAAAAAGCCGGCTACCCGGCAAACCGTCG